CATGCCTGGACGTTCGTTCCAATCGCAAGCCCAAGCGCAGTACGTGCATCACTAGCATTCGATGAACCCGTTCCACCATCTGCTACAGCAAGATCTGTGATCCCGGTTATCGTTCCACCGTTGATAGTGACATCTCCACCAATCCAGAGATCATCGAAGTAGTTCGTCTTCGCAAAGCACGTCACTCCAATGAGGAGGACGAGACTTAGTACAAGTAGTTTCTTCATTCTCACCACCTCCTAGAGTAGTCGCTCGTAATACACAGTGACCCGAGCTTTGCCCGTAGTAGGCACAGTGCCCGTGTGTGTGTAGATTGCCGACACAATGACATCAGAGGTCGGAGTGTAATCGAGCACGTTCGTCTCGACCGTCTCACTATTGGCATTAGTCGGATGTCCGTCTTCGATGAAGTAATCGGTGTCCGTAGGGATTCCAACAATCAGCGCATCATCAACCGCGCCAGCGTTGAAGGCGGTCACTACCCACACCTTGCATCCAATGAATGTCGCGCCTGCGGGGATGGTCCCAATTACAACCGTCCCCGTGCCACCAATTACATCCGTGTATTCAATCAGCTCAGAGAGCTTGCCGTCACCTGGAGCCCATGCACATGGAGAGCCTGGCGATCGCATGTTATGCGGTCTTAGTCTATCAACCATGATCCCTCCTATGCTGATGTTCCGGTAGCCGTTACTGCCTGACCAACAGGTCCATATCCGGCCATCGCACGTTCTAACGTCGCAACGGTATAAGTTGTCGCTTCGATCAAGGCAAACCGCGCCCCGACGTGCGTGAAGTCGTTGTCTCTGTCAAGATCCTGGACGTACACCTCGAAGTCTGCCATCTGAATCAGGTCGGTTACGACGTGAGCTGTGACGTTCGACTCGGTGATGTCAAAGGATCCTGTGCCGTTATTCGCGCACAACACCTGACGGTCGCCGCCGCCTGGTTCGGTGCATGAGAACACAACGGTAGCATCCGATACAGTAGCCAGCATCCCGGGGACGCCATACGTCGCATCGTTGACACACGCTGCAATCGAGATGGCCTCTTCAGCCGCAGTGCCAGACTGATTGAACTGACGATTTGGGATGCTTTCAGCCTCAGCCGCTGTATACGTCAGAGCAGTCCCCTCCGCCAATGTGCCTTCACCGTTGAAGTAGTATGGCGTCAGGATGATCGTGTCAGCAATGGTAGAATTACCAGCATCGACAACGATCTGAGCGAGCGTTACCTTGCTCCCTTGTGTGAACGTAATAGCAGCGCCAAGAATCAACTCTCCCGAGCCAGTTGCATCCGTCGCTTCGTAGACAGCCATCGTGCAGGTAGCTCCAGTGAGCTGTCCGCGAACGATGCCCGTAAACTTTGCCTTGGCAAACGTGTCCAGGCGGAACCATTCACCTGTAATCTCCGATCCGCCGTCTTGCGGCTTGACCGCACAGTCAAACTTTACAGCTTCTCTAATCATGTGCATATTAGTTCTCCTCTCTGCCTATGGCAGATTGACTTCTCTCTATGCGTCTGTCAGTTCAACAAATGGACTGACAGTGTTCGTGCCGTTGCGAAGCGTAAGCGCCGAAGTAATCCACGGCTTACCGTCTTCGTAGTAGGAGATCTTCAGGGTTTCCTGATCCTTCAGGAAGTTGAGGATGCCCATGTCTGATTTCAGCGTTGCGCCCATTCCAGGCTTCACCATGTAGTAGTCCAAGTTGAGCAATCGAAGATCACCCTGTGTCCCAAGTGCTGGACTGATCTCGTTGAAGAAGATCGGAATACCCATGAGCGTTGCCGTTGGCAGCGCGCTACGTGCATCGCTAGACCAGATGAGCTGGCCCGCACCGTCGGCGAGAGTGCCAAGCTGTTGAATGATCCCAACTCGCTGGCAGACCCAGACAAACCGCCCACCACCATTCGACATCACTCTAGCAAGCATGTTCAGCAAGTCGATGTAGTTGATCTCGTCATCAACGCTACGCGCCACAGTAATCATCGCAGGACTAGACGCAAAGCCCTTCAGCTCTCCAGCGCCCGTTCCTGTCTGAATCTTGTCGTCACGCTGTGCAAGAACAGCACCGTTGATGAGAGGCTGCATCATAGATCCCATCTGTGGAGTATTCGCTTGCGACTCCTCAGAGACGGTCCAGAATGCACCAACCTTCTCAGGCTTAAACGTCACCTGCATGATCGACGGATAAGATGTCTCCGTTAGATCGGCCAGTTCCTTAGCCGAGTAGACGACAACCCCGCCAAAGACACCCTTTGAACCGGACTGATCGAATGCGTTATACGTGAACTCTGCATTCGGTGGGTCGGTCTTCGGAAGCATCCGAATCATAGAAGATAGCCATTGCTGATCTGGCGGAATCTGAAGAAGCTCGTTCGAGAATTGCGGGCGCATCCAGTAGCCGCCACCAACACCAGTCAGAGTGCTAAGTCCACGTCGTTCAATCTCGCCCTTGTGCATCTTCAATAGACGTTCAGGCGTTCCCATTCCACCGGCACCGCATGCACGAACTTCGGCAACCATCTCATCGAAGCCGCCAGCTTCATTGCCATAGCCGTAGTCTTCCTCGCGTGTACCATCTGCAACAGCAGCGGGCGCTCGCTGTTCCTGAATCGCAGCCGTCAATCGCTCTTCAGAAGCAGTTAACTTCTCTTCCATCTCTTCGTAGTGTGCCGTCGCATCGCCGGTAATCTCTTGAACGCGTCGCTCGACTTCCTCTTTAACCGTAGTTGGAATATCGCCAAGTGAATCGCCAATACTTTTGATCTTGACATTCAGCTCTTCAAGTGCCCGTTGCTCAGGGCTTGGATCGCCATCACTGCCGCCATCGTCCGGTACAGTCAGAATTCCGAACACAGGGAACAGCAACATGTTAATCAGTACGCGCCATAATCGTGTCATTTTACACCCCTCATGGTTTTCTCTATTACGCCTTGGAGCCAGAGCACCGAGTCCTGAAGCGTCCGGGTGTCTAATGACGGGCCTTCTGCTTTCACGAGTGTTGCTGCTGTCTCTATCTCTTCTCCCGCAGGAATTGGGACGCTATACGTCTCAAGGGTCTTGCGGAGATTTGCTACTTCCTCAATGAATCTCTCTTCGCTGCCTTCTTTCAATGCTATGTTCAATTCGCGTAGGCTGTTCGTCGCCATCCGCACCTGTTCCACGCCCGCCCCTGGAGTTGCGCCGAAGTTCTGCGTAACTACCGCAATCTCATATAGGTTGACTTCCTGTTTGTGCTCGATGCCTTCCTTGTCCCTCTTCGCTCGAATCGTTTTGAATCCGTGGCTCATGTCGCTGTAGTAGCCGGTTGAAGGATCGTCCTCATGTGGTAACCCAACATAGATCTCCATGCCTACAGTCGATTTCAGATTCGGTCGCCCTTCCTGAATGAGTAATCCAGTCTCATCTTCAACCACACCGCGCATCATTCCGCCTGGATTGTGCCAGTTATGATTCGCTGTCATCGGGAATGATCCGTTCCTACGGTCAATTGTGCGCTTGAATGATCCTGGATCGAAGATAGATTTATAGGAATCCAGAATGTCGAAGAGCGACCCATGAGCAACGAACACACCCTTGCTATCAATGTCGCGGATCTCAAGCGGAACCGTTCGTGTCTCAGTAAACATGACTACATCACCGTCCCTGAGCCTTCCCACACACACACAAGGACAGAGGTGTAGTTATTGTCGGCTTTGCTAGTCACAGTGATTAGGTAAGACGTGCTTTGCTTCATCAGCGTATGGTTGCCACCCTCTGCGCGAAGTTCCACCTTAGTCAGGATTTCCGTCCCACCTGTATAGCTGCTGTCTACATCGTCACGCTCGATCAAACACGCGCAATCGTCCGGCCAGTCACCTTGCCGATTACGGGCATAGAACACCATCGCTTCACCAGCAGTAGCAATCGTCACGCCCTCAGTAAGTGTAACATTGACCGTCTGATGCGAGACAACATCATCCGCCAGCCAATATGAACCCTTTGCCGGTGTCGTGACAACGATCTCAATCACATCGGCTATATTGTGGTCAGCTTCAAATACCGACGCCCGATACCCGCTGTCCATTATCGAACTATGTCTGAACCCCATACCACTCACCTCAATTTAGGCCAACGCGCACCGCTGCCCTCTGTTTAATTCGCACTGCCCCGCACGTCGGGCACGTCACCAGTTCTAGCACCATCCTGCCACATTCGCATTGCAGCCCGCTCATCTCTTCCGGCGTCATTCCTTCTTTGATCGCGAATACATGATGGCTACCCTTGCACATGCTCACCCCACCTCGTTCATCTGCGCCGAGGCACAATCATTCCGCCGCTTATCCGCCAACGTCAATTTATCTTTACCCTTCGCATAGTGCCGAGGATTCCCGCACATCACACAGGAGCAAGGGACACGAGTTCGCCTGAGCGTCTGCTCATAGGCTGAACCAACATACGAGAAGTCAGAATCTTGATGATAGGCGTCATAAATCCTAGCTAGTTTACGCGCCTTCTTCTTTCCTTCTTGCAAATTCAGATAGTGCATCATCCGCTCCTGTACATTGCCACACATCTGCACATTACGTCGTTCGTCCCATCACCTGGATAATCCGCACCGTCTGAGAACACATCATCAAACGCAATCCAGCCTTGCCCTGTGTTATTTACGTGCGCCGTTCTCACCCGATCATCACCTGCGTCCAGCCATGCCTTCTGTTTCGCTACACCGCTCTGTCTAGCCGACTCGTGCATGGCAGTCCCAGCCGCCTGATGCACCTCAGTGCGTGCAATCCGCATTGCGCGATAGACATCAGTCCCATCTTCCCATTCGTCGAATACATCCTTGATTCGCTTGGCTATCGTCACCATGCTTTCACCGCTCTTCATTCCATCGAGCACAATCGCACGAATGGCCTTCTTCGTCGTATCCTGTATCAGCTTCACCTCAGCAGCAGCATGAGCGTTGACGTACTTCTCAATCTCTTCTGACCACGGATCGAAGTCACGCTTTTCAATCGGGCCAATCGACCGCGGCACAAGCTCATCAAACGTATCCTCTCCGAAGTCCTCTATGACTGCCCTGTATACGGCGGTGAAGGTTTTCACCCATGCGCTCCGCTGGGATTCAATAGCCGAGTCGGTATCTACCTTTCCATTTGTGACAGCTTTGACTACAGCCGAGCTTTCCGCCGTAAACAGAGAGCTTACTTTCTTCGCTACATTGCGTTCCCATCCAAGCCGCTTCCGGTCAGTGGCGCGATAGTGAAGATCCAGCACCGCGCTCCTTGTTTCGATAGACCGAATTGACCGCTCTTTATCAATAGGCTCAGTCCTTACCGCATCAACAGGCAGTAGCTTCGCAGATACATATCCAACCTCTGGGCAGTCATCTTCATCAAAGCCAAGGCCCAATCGCTCGTTGATCGCCTGAGTAGAGATTCCCATGTCGAAGTACTTCTTCCCCTCTTCGGCGTTTGCTTTGCGCTTATCAACCATTGGCGGCGTACCGGACAGATCGTGATCAAAATAGATGCCCTCAAAGTGAGGCGCAAGTTGGATGTTCAACGTGGCCACGAATTTCTTAACCTCCGGAATGTGTGTCATGTTCCACGTCGCAATTTCAGACGCCTTCATGTTCTCGTATTTGGCGTTGACCAATCCTGTTGCCTCTGCGAATATCCCAAAGCCCGTGCATAGCTCTTGGTTCGTGAGGTTAGATCCACCCATAAAGTCCATCTCAGCAGGCGTCGGTGTTGTTGGAACATAGCCGCGCCCGTCTTCCAGGACTAATGCCTTGCGTGCGTTCTGAGGCCCTTCCTTAAACTCCTTTAGCTGTGCCATCAGTCGATCATACTGAGTCTTTTCCAGCACGCCCGTACTCATAACACCACTAGGCCACATTCCATTTATCATCGAGTGATACTGGAAGTCGGTGATTGCATTGCCCGTGTCTACCAACTTTGCGTTTGCCCTAAGAACAGGCTGGCCGAACAGATCGTTAGATGGACTGTAATTCTTGAAGTGTACGATCTCTTCTTCTTCAAACGGCACAGGATCCTCACCAGGGATAGTGTAGAAATAGATTAGCTTGCCCTTGTATGACTTGATGCTCACGCGGTCAGAGCGAAGCGGATCAAGCCTTACGTTATCGCCTAGTTGGTTGATGAACCAGTAACCATCCCCGGCCATACAAAGGAACAGCTCTATCCTGAACTTCAGTTCATCCATTGAAATCTTGGGGTTGGGATTGGCGAGCATTCGCGCTGCTGGATGTGTGTCTGAGGTAACATCCTTGGTGGCTATATCCTTCGCTACAATAGGAATCGACACCTGCGCGTCGCCTCTCATTGTCGTCAGTCTGTATACGAGCCAATGAGATTCATAGCCTTCAAGCACTGCCTTCTTGGTATTCCAATCCGTCCACTTCTCAACGCCGTACTGCATGGACTGCGTTGTCTGGATCGACGTTCTAGTTTCAGGTGCTAGAAAGTGAGCAAGGGCTATCCGAGGTCCATCGTTAGCCCAGTCTAGGACGGCATTACGTAAACGCCCCATATACTCCCCCCGTTCGAGCGCCGTCCGGTTGTCGCGCCCGTCGGAGAGATACTAACACATCGGGAGGTTATATACAATCAGGCGGCGTACCGATAGATTGGATAACTATATAGTTTATCGAGTAATACAAACATCAGCACAGCAAGCCAATCTCTCTTGGCAGTTTGGCGCTTTTGCTAATGTTGCACGTCTGGCAAGCAATAGCTAGATTTGAAGGAATGTGCTTCCCGCCCTTTGATAGCGGGTATATGTGATCAACGTGGCGTTTACCTAACGGGATAATCTCTCCGCACAAATAGCAACGAATCTTTGGTGCTTCCAGTGCTCGCTTGTAGATTGCGGCTATCTCAGCCTTCTGGGCAATCGTTATGCCAATCATTGTGCCTAACTTCAATGCACGATGTTTTGCGTGAAGAGCGTTTATCGCGTCTTTATTATCCTTTCGATAAGCTGAGGCATAAGCACGCATCTCTTCCTTGTGAGCGTCTCTGTAAATACGTGTTCGCTTGCTGATTTTCTCTTGATTCTTTGATCTGTATATACGTTTGCGCTCGCGGATCTTGTCCTTGTTGGCTTCACGATATACCACGTCTTTGGCTAGCTTATCGGTTTTAATGTATTGCAGCAATATCTCTAGCTATCTTCATTCGCCCTCCATTACCAGGATAAATGCTCTTGTGATTGCTAGAGGGGCGATGTTGGCACGGCTAAATCCTATCGCCTCGCCATCCACGGGAGCGAAAGATGCCTCCCACAAAAGAGGCCCGCCGCAAAGTTCAAGGTCTAATCCCTTTTTGAACCCCATAAACTCAACCAGTTCCCACGCCATGGCTATGTCTTTCAGATAGTCACTGTTCTCGCGCCATATTTTATCGCCATCAATCTGTGTCCAGGCACGCCCGCTTTCATTGTGAACGTTATACCCGCCGAGCACCTTGTCGCCATGAAGACATCTTAGAGCCTTCCACCACAAAGCATCGTCCGTCATCGCCATCACTTCGTCTCGCGTCATCATCTACCTCCTACACATCAATGAAACTGTTATCGCTTCTCCTCGGTGTATCCCTAACCTTCTTCGACTGACGTATCGACTCGATCTCCGCATGGTTGATAGCGTGAACAGCCATCTGCTTATGCAACAGTCCGTTACGATGCTTCAACGCAAGTTCCTTCTTACGCCAACGCTCTATAAACGCCGTCGTCTCTCTGCCTCGCTCGGGCTGCTCTGCATCGAATGCAGCGATCATGTCTTCAAGCACTAAGATTGGACATTGTGTTTCCACTAGGCCTCCTTGATCTTAGTTGATAGTCCCTTCATGAGATTGTGAATTGTGCTCTTCTGTATTCGTTGATGGATACGCCATTCTGCAATTCGCGTGTTTTGCCGGATGCGTTAGTCCCCCGGGTGGTGCATAGTGCCATCGATCAGAGCTTTCGCTATAGGACTTACGGGCACAGCAATCACCTCCTACAAATCCACGAAGAAAGCGCCGTGGCCTTCCTTCACATCCAATCTCAGCAACCGCCTCATGCCAATTACCATCGCATCCATTCCGCCTGGACTCCACGAGGCTCCATCAATCCAGTTGCATAGATCGTACTCAAGCTTAGGCAGATGCCCAATTATACCGCACTGTGCACGCCCCCACCTAGCCTTCACTGGCAAAGCCCTGACATACTTATTCTGTATTGACGGGATCATGTTTGGGTTCTTGTCTAGCGGGGCCATTGAGATCATAGCTTGCTCAACGCCCATCTCTCTAGCAATCGGGTTGATCGTCGTGCGGATCATCTCGCCGCCTGCGTTCGACTCAACAAGGATGTATATCTCATTGCAGACTGGAGCCCATCGCTCAACAGCATCTACAGCCGTCACGCCCCATTTCTCAGGCGGTGCAACTTCAGTCAGATCTTCCAGAGCGTAGACGATACCGAGCGCATCCTGGCCACATGGAACGATACCGCATGTGTCGCTCCCTGGCTTAGACGACTTACTAGGATCAATCGGTATAACGATGATCTCCCAGAACTTGGGCGCTATATCTGACTCAATGCGATAGGCGTCAATCATGCCTTGCGTCCACAGTGCGCCAGGCGTCTCCCAGATGTCCTCTGCGAGAATCTCCTGACGGTATGAACGATCGTCCATATCAAGCGTGATCTCTTCCAGTGCTACCTTGCTCAGGTGAGGATTATCGTGCGAGGTGAAGTGAAAGCACGCCCAGCGGCCTGTCGTGTCAGTCTCTGCCTTCTGATACATGTGTGCAGCGAACATAGGATCACGCGCTTTAGACTTAGCCGCGCTCTCTGAATCAGGAGGTGTGTAGATGAACGTGGTTGTGCCATCGTTGTCTAGCATCATCGGGGCGCATACCTTCGTCCAGACACGTTCATCCATCATCTGGAACTCGTCAAGGATAATGTCGTCGCCATAGTCACCACGAGCTGTATCAGAATTCCACGCTGTCTTGGCCTTGATGCGCTGCTCTGTGCCAGATAGTTCTATGAAGCGTGATGATTCGTTCTTCTTGAATACGCCACCGGCAACCGCATCACCCAGTGCACGTGTGATCTCAAACCAGAAACGCTCTGTCTGCTCTTGCGTCGGAGCCATGTAGAGAACGCGATGGCCTGCTAGGAACTTCTGAACGGCACGTATAGCGATGCCTGATGTCTTACCGCCACGTCTGCCAGCTCGAATGACAATACGCTTCTTAACGCTGTCGACAAACTCAGCTTGCTTTGCGTGCGGCCTACGAAGATGGATCTTCAGGTTCGTCATATACCACCGTTAGTGTAATGTCGCCAGATGCGTTCACGTCGTGGGTATCCTTCCACTTATCGCCAGCCACGTTCTTAAGGTAGAACTGGATCGCTCGTGCATCTGGGTGTTTGACCTTTTTTATCTTTCCAAACTTGATACTTTCCTCTTCGTATGTGTATCCCTTGCATAGACGGAATAGAGCATCCTCTACGTCACGAATTGGGTTCTGCTTGCCCTCGGCTATGGCCTCCGAAAACTCAGGGTGCTCAACCTTCCACAGTGACACGGTTGAAGTAGCGACCTGTAGCACGTTCGCCATATCCTCCTCAGTCAATCCACGCTCTGCTAGTTGTCGGATAATAGGCACGTGAATCTTGGCATCGTACTTCGTTGGTCTACCCATCGACCTTCACCGGCTCCAGTCCGTGTGATGCCATGCGCTCTAGCACCACAGCGACGTACTTCGGCTCTAGTTCCATGCCGTAACATACGCGGCCCTCTTGCTCAGCAGCGACTACGGTTGTTCCTGAGCCGAGGAACGGGTCTGCTACGTTACCTTCCTCCATGCTAATCAATCGCGCAATCAGAGACACAGGCTTTGTAGTCGGATGCAAGAAGTCTCTGTCCTCTCCATTTGTGAAGAAACCAGCCCACTTATGGCGCAATACATCTCGCTTACGTTTCGACGATGACCAGATCAATTCAAAACATGATCCGAACATCTTGTCAGCAGAATCATCAAGCCTCTTATCCCATACTAACCATGCCCCACTATGCTCTGTGTCTCCAAGGCTTGACGAATAATAATCAGCGCCAAACCAGAATTGACTATCTGGAAGCGGCAAGGCAATAGATCGAACATCAAACGGCACATCGTCTCCAATCACTTTCTCATAATTAACGCTTCTTGATCCCATCTTCCTTTTTCCGACAGCCATCTTTGAATAGTCAGTGTCTAGATTCATTCCGTATGGCGGATCTGCTATTAGGATTCCTACTTCCACCCCGTCCATCAGCAATGCCACATCCCCTCCATCCGTCGAATCCCCGCACATCACACGATGCACTCCAGCCTTCCCAGGTATCTCCCAGATCTGCCCGCGCTCAACTTCCCACTTTTCAAGCAACTCGGCAGCCTTATCCACCATATCGGCAGCGGCGTCTGAGTCGTCTTCACCGGCTGGCTCATCAAACCCCATCGTCTCGAAGTCTATCTCGCCAAGCAGCTCGCCCTTCAAGTCCTCAAGCACAACTTCGTCCCACTCGCCCAACGTTGAGATCTGATTATCTGCCAACGCGAGAGCCTTGCGCCGTGGATCGTCCGTCTTCAGATCAACGCGTCGGACAACCACAAGCTCGTTGCCGTTCGTCTCGATCTCGCGGACTGGTATGCCAAGCTCTTGAGCCTTGGTGTATACGGCGTTGCCACCTATCACCACACCGTCAGCGTCTACCACGATGGAGCGACCAGCGCCTAAGTCCTTCAGCGACTTGCCTACGGCGTCCATGTTGCGTGCAGGATGCGTCCTCGCGTTACGCGGATCTAGTTCGTACTTCCTCGGTCTACCGCCTGCGTGTTTCTCAGTCATCAGTCACCTCCGCGCATGGGCCGAACGACACATAGCCGTCTGTGGGCGGTCCACCCCATACCCACTGCTTGCCATCCCACATACCGAACCAGGCG